GGAAACTTACCCAACGGTAATTTTTCACCAGTCATTTACTCCAAACAGGTACAGCTTGCATTCCGTAAGTCAACTGTTGTTGGAGAAATAACAAACTCTGATTATTTTGGTGAAATTTCTAACCAAGGCGATACTGTTAGAATTATCAAAGAACCAGAGATCTCAGTTAGTGAGTACAAAAGAGGTACTACAGTAACTGCACAAGATTTAGATGACGAAGACTTTCAACTTGTTGTTGATAAAGCAAACTATTATGCTTTTAAAATGGATGACATAGAAGAAGCTCAGAGTCATGTAAATTTTATGGACTTAGCTACAAGTAGAGCTGCTTACAGACTAGCAGATCAGTATGACCAAGAAGTTCTTGCATACTTATCAGGTTACAAGCAAGCTGCACTACATGCTAAAGGAAGTGCTGTTAATACAACTGTTAATGGAACTAAGGCTGTATCAACTGCAGGAACAGATGAACTCTTATCCTCAATGAAGTTGAACAGAGGATCTTTCATTTCAGGTGGTGGAGACAATTCTATTCCTATTGAAAATACTATGCCGGGTGCAAGTTCTATCTCAACAGATAGTGTTACCCCAATGCAAATTATCAATAGAATGGGTAGAATGTTGAATCAACAGCAAGTAGATACTCAAGATAGATGGCTTGTAATTGATCCAATCTTTATGGAGCAACTATCTGATGAAAACTCTAAGTTAATGAATGCTGACTACGCAGAAGCATCTGTAAAAAATGGTCTAGTTCTTAACAACCTACAAGGTTTTAGAGTTTATGTATCTAGCAACCTACCTGAAGTTGATGGTGGTTCTGGTGGTGCAGAAAGGAAACATTCTAATTCACAAAACACAGACTTTGGTGTAATTGTTGCCGGTCATGGTTCTGCTATAGCAACTGCTGAACAAATCAGTAAGACAGAAACATATCGTGATCCTGACAGCTTTGCTGACATTGTTCGTGGTATGCACCTATATGGCAGAAAGATACTTCGACCTGAAGCTATCGTGACTGCAAAATATAACTTAGCAGCTTAATAGGAGGAACTGACTAATGGCTTTAACTAAAGCGTATAAGGTTGAAACTGATGCGATTGCTCATGGAAGCCTTACAACCAGTTCTACTCATGCTATAGGAACTGCTCCTGCAAACAGTATTGTTATTGCTTGTGGTGCAACTTGTACAGAAGCTGCCACTATTGGTGGTGCTAATGCTGTAGAGTTTGGCACAGCAGGTGATGCTGATCTGATTTGCACAGGAGACATTAATGCAGCTAAAACATTAAATGCAACTACAGTATCTACAAATACTAATGGACAGTATTTTGATACTGCTACTGTAATTAATGCTAAGACTGCAGGTTCTAATGCTCCAAGTGGAGGTTCATTTAAATTTTGGATGGTAGTCCAACCTTTATCTGCAACCAGAGCAGCTGATGAAGTAGACAGAGACTACTTAGCTTAATGGTAGTTTGAAGGACAAAAGAGGGAGCAGGGAAACTTGCTCTCTCTATTTGTATAAATAACAGGAGAATAAAATGTCGACAGTAACTACAGCATTATGTAAAACTTTTAAAGAAGAGCTTCTTAAAGGTGTACATGATTTTACTAGTAACACTTTTAAGTTGGCTTTAATAAAGGGAACTCCTACTGATGCTTATGGAGAAGATACTAAAAGTTATAACAATGCAGCTCATACATCTGCAGGAGAAGCTCTTAAAATAACAAATGATGATGAGCATGTATACAATGCATCTCCGGGAAATTTAGGTGCAGGTTATAATAATACAGGAGGTATTACTTTATCAGGTGCTTCTGTATCTTTAGATAGTAGTTCTGGTAGGGCATTTGTAGATTTCTCTGCAGACCCTCAACTTACAACTGCAACCATAGACTCTTTGGGATGCTTAATTTATAATGATAGTGCAACAGGTAAACCTGCTGTATGTACTATAGGCTTTGGCAGTATACAGTCTGCTGATAATGGAACATTTACAATAACTTTTCCTGCTCCTGGTGGGACAGGATCTAATGCTCTTGTAAGGATAACCTAGTGGCTTTAGTCGTAAAAGACAGAATAAAAGAAACATCTAGTACTACAGGACAAAATGATTTAACTCTTGGTGGTGCTGTAGATGGCTTTCGTACTTTTGCAGATGTAGGTGATGGTAACACAACTTACTATGCAATAGTAGATGGTAATAATTTTGAAGTAGGTCTTGGTACATATAGTACTAGTGGTCCAACTTTAGCTAGAACAACAGTGCTTCAAACTTCTGCAGGCAATACTACTAAGATAAGTTGTACAGGTAGTCAAGAAGTATTTGTAACACAACCTGCAGATAAAGCTGTATTTACAGATGCAAGTGATAATCTTACTTTTACTGGTGGGATAGCTCAAAGTGGAGGTCAGGCAACATTTAACTCAGGCACTACTAATACAGTAGCTACATTTACAAGTACAGATAGTGTAGCAGAAATACAAATGACAGATAGTACTGGAACTGCAGGGATTAGTGCAGAAGGAGATACCTTTCAAGTACGACCTGCAGGGGGTGTTTCAGTTCTAGATATTAACAGTACGAGTGCTACTTTTACTGGTACTGTTAATATTGGAACTACAGGAAGTTTATCAAATAATTCTGGTACATTTTTAATTGATGCTAATACTAATCTTAACTTTAGAGGTGGCACACAGACATTTGATAATGCTGATGGTTCTACTGAATATATGAGATTAAACTCAACTGGTCTTGGTATTGGTTCAAGTTCACCTGACAGAATTTTTACAATTAATAACGGTGGCCCTGTTGTTGAAATTGACCCTGCAGGTGCAAGCAGTAATCCAATTTATTTTAATTACAACCGATCTACCAGTGCGTATTTAACTCCAGAATACTGGGCTTTAGGCCACAAATTTATGTACAATGGTGGAAGTGTAGCTTTAGAGATTGATAGCTCTGGTAATGTTGGTATTGGAGCAAGTCCATCTTCATTGCTAACAGTTCATGGAAGTCAGCCTGTTATTACTTTATCTGATTCAGATACTTCAAGTACATCTACAATTTCTGGTAATTCAGGTCATTTAATTTTTAACGCTGACAGTGGTCAGGATGCATCAAGTAATACGATAGATTTTCAAGTAGATAATGACCAAAAAATGAGGATAACAACCGATGGCACAGTGGGTATTAACACAACCACAATAGATGCTAATAATTTTGGGGCAGGGGCTGGGATATTAACAGTTGCTTCAGACACAGGCAGTGCAAAGACTGCAATGCTTAATCTTGTTGGAGATGGTAATGATACCGATGGAACAAGAGTAGCTTCTCTTTTTTACAATGATGCTTCAGCAACTGGGGCAGGTGCTACCCTTGCAGGAATAGAGGCTTACAGAGCTTCTAATCACGCTACTGATCCAGGTGCTAATTTATTATTTAATACTAATTCATCAGGTGGTGCTTATAGCGAAAAAATGCGTATTACAAGTGGTGGTGATGTAACTGTAACTGGTGGGACATTAAGTGTTACTACAAATAGCGCAACTGGTGGAACTGATACTGCAAATGCTCTAGAGATTTATAAAAGTGGTGAAACTACTGTAAGTCAAAATGTTCTTGTTTATAGTGATGCTAATGGCTACTCAAATGGGTGGTGCATTAATATGGATGAGAATACAGGGGGTTCAGTAACTCGACAGAGTAATTCTTATAAATCTTTATTTTACTTCCAAGATATTAGAACCACTAGTTCTCCAAATGAAAAACATAATTTTGGTGAATGGGATGGTACAAACTTTAAACCACTTTGTTATATGTATACTTCTACAGATGGCACAGATGATGATGCATCTAATGTTGAAGTTCTAGCATCAGGAGCAAATTCAACTAATGCTAATGCTTGGCTTAATATACGATCAAAAGGAGTTTACTATGGTGGTTTGAATTATTATTCAGACACTACACATATTGGGTCAATACTTGGCCATCTTGATGGATCTCAAAAAGAACTTAGAACGTACATTGGTGGTAGTGGAACGTATCCTCAAGCTAACGGAACTTATGTTACTAGAATAAAAGCAGATGGCACTTTTGTTATAAAAACTAATTTAGGAATAGGAGAAGATAGTCCTGATTACCCTCTGCATATTACACACTCAAATCCAGTGGTTAAGCTTGAAGCAGATGGCAATAATGATAGAGGTATTCGTCTTTACGGGGGAACGACAGAAAAGGCTAGTATCTTGTGGAATGAAGGGAATGCTAACTTTTTCTTTAAAAACTTTAGGACTGATGCAAATATTTCGTATGCAAATATAGGATTTTTTACTGGTGGTGGTACTGCGTCTACTCCTGCTCTACGTTTAAATATTAACTATGCAGGTGCTATCGGGTTCACTCAATCTGGTAATACTACAAGTACAAAC